ATAAGACTATTATAACAAGAACGAATGTTGATGTCAACAGTTAATTCACTTTAATTTCGAGTTTTTATACTTTGTACATTTCTTTGTATTTTTTGCGAACTGATAGGAAATGATCAAGGTAATCAAAAGTATTAATCTTAAACACTTGAGGTTCATGTCCGTCCACTGCTATTAGGATCACTGCTTGTTTAATAGCAATGCCAGTGGTTTCAAGGAAGGCTGCTGCATAAAAACAGCACTGGATAAAATAGCCTTCAATCCACTCTTCCTTTTTTGGCTTGCGAGAAGTTTTAAAATCGATGATTGATAGAACACCATCGTATTCTGCGATGCAGTCAAATTGACCAGCAGTTTTGAGTTTATTGCTATAAAGGAATTGTTCTTGCATCCAAACATTATCTAATCGACCATCGATAACTGTGCGTAGGTCATTGAACGAATTGATGTTAGCAGGCATATGTTTGCCTTTCCAATCTTCTTCGTTATTTACATAATCTTCGGCAAGTTTGTGAACTGCAGTGCCACGTGTTGAAGCTTGGCGAGAAATCTTATTTGCTTCGACTTCGCCTACACGTGCTCGCCATTCAATGATGCCTTGTTTTGAAAGTATTCCTAGAACAGTCGTGATCGAAGGATACGCGTTACCTTCAGGCGTAAAGTACCTTCGACCAGCTTCTGTTGTTTTTCGTGTTAGTGTTGGTAATACAACACCGTGATCCACATGCGTAAACATAATATATCCTATTTGATTCTTGTTATATACATTATATCACATAAGAAACACGTTGTACATCTTTATTTTTAGGCTCTATTTGTTTCTTATAATTTACAATGTATACTATATGAATCAAATCTTACGCGTAACTACCTACGTATTCACCTAGTACCTGTACGGTTCCAGATAGAATACCACTGGATTGTAGTATTGTGAATTCAAACACGTTAACTCTGTTAATTACTGGTGATGGAGTTGTTCCGCCATTCCATTTTAATGTTGGTGATGATCCAGGAATTGATACACCTGTTGGTACATAATTACTATAAGAATAAACAGTGTATTTTTGTACACGTGCTGTTTCTGATGGCATATTATCGATTGCGATACTATAATTAGCTGATGCCGTTACTGTTGCAACATTACCGATGCTAGCATCAATAGTAAGCACGTCAGAAATTGTTGTGCCACTTTCTACACTTGTGACGGGTGTACCGTCAATATCAATACCTAAAGTACTGCCAATTGTGATTATCGATGAGTTGCTATACATTGTTACTGGAGCAGCTGGCGTATATGTGAATTCGCCAGTAATATCACTGTATGCAAGAGATCCGATTCCCGAAGCTGCAACATTTACTGCAGTGAATGAATTAGTTGTAACACCGTTATCCGGTCCTTGTAAACCTTGAACGGATTGTGTACCTTGCATTCCTTGGACGCCCTGTAAGCCAGTGATGCCTATAATACCTTGGGTACCTTGCATTCCTTGAACACCTTCGTTTCCTTGGTCACCAACTCCATCAGCACCAGAGATACCTTGAGTACTTATACCTTGGACGCCTTGAACACCAAAACCAATTAATCCTTGGATGCCTTGAACACCTTGGAACGATTCACCCTGAAGGCCTTGGATACCAGTGTTTCCTTCTGCGCCTTGGGCACCTTGTATTCCTTGGATACCCTGTGCACCAGTATCACCAACTCCGTCTGCCCCTTGGATACCAAAACCAGTTGTTCCTTGCAAACCTTGAATACCTTGGGCGCCAGCACCTTCTGGACCTTCTGGACCAAGATCACCTTGAATACCAAGACCACCTTGCAGACCTTGAATGCCTTGAGAACCTGCACCAGCTGGACCAAGATCACCTTGAATACCTTGATGTCCTTGTAAGCCGAATCCTGCAGGTCCATCAGTACCTTGGAAACCTAAGTCACCTTGAATACCAGTAGTACCTTGGAAACCTTGAATACCGAATCCTTCAGGACCTTCTTGTCCTAATAAACCCTGTGTACCTTGTAAGCCTTGAACAGATCCTGCAGATCCTTGAACGCCTTGGTTACCGAGATCTCCTGGATCTCCTTCGTTGCCGCCTGCTCCTTGGAAACCGTTTGCGCCTTGAGCACCTTGTGAACCCTCAGCACCAAATCCTGTTGCTCCTGTAGTACCTTGAGTACCTGAACCAATAATACCTTGAGTACCCTGAGGTCCGACTACACCGGTAACTTCGCCTTGAATACCTTGTACACCTTGGTTACCGCCAATGCCAATTCCGTTAGTACCTTGTGCTCCGTCAGGTCCGATATCACCTTGAGAACCTTCAACACCTTGAACACCCGTGATACCTTGAACACCAGTAGCGCCATCAGTAATACCATATCCTGCGAGTGTTGTTGGAGTTGCAGTAATAGTTCCCCATGCTTGGTTGTGAGCACTTGGAGGGAAAGAAGAAGGTATGCCAGATAAACTAGAATAAGCTCCGTCAAAATCTCCGCCACCACCAGCTGAGTTAATAGTAATTGTATCGTTTAGCGCGTCAGTTGTTATTGTAACATTAGTACCAGCAATAATTTCTACAGTGTCTGTTGCTGCATCTGCTACTACATTAGTTTGGCCTGCTACTGCTATAGTGGTCCATGCGTTTTGGTTTACATCACCACTACCAACACCGCCGATACCTTGCCAAGCACCGTTTTGGTAACCTTCAAACGCATTGGTATCTTCGTTATATCTGAACATACCAACTGCAGGTGTAACATCTCTTTCGCCAGTAGTACCAGCTGGAATCTGAACTGATCCGCTTTCACTTGAACGAGGAGCGATCGCATCAAAGTTATCGTCCATCTCTGTATACGTTAAGGCTGAACCTTTATCGCTTCTTTTTGTAATTGCCATTACGTCGTTTCCCCGTTATTATTGTAGTATACGCCTGCGTATGAACTAAATCCTGAATTAGATTCTGATGCTATAATTTCAACGTATCCGTCTAATGCGTATCCCGCTTCCATGTACAACCCAGCTTCTGATGCTATATTTATATAACCATCGAGTACATAGTCTGGTAACACGTATATACCAGTATCGCCTGCTCCTGCAATATAACCTGGGTTGTTTTCAATGTAGTCAAACGCGCAATATTCAAAAAGCTCTATGTCGTCTGTTGTTAGCTCCTCGGTAAACACATAGCATTGTGCTTCTAATTGAGCTTTGATTGTTGGGTCTGTTTCTGCCGCTATTAGTGCTAATAGCGTTGCATAGTCTGGATTAGCCATGCTAGCCTGCGTCTACTTGAGGATGTCCGCCAGCAGATGCGTTTGCAACCCAGCTGCCGTGGCCGCTTGTTGCATCACCTAACCTATGAACACCTTTACCACCAACAGTTACTTTAGATGAAACCCCAACTACAGGATCACCGCATGCAGTTGCATCGCCTGCAGTAATTACAGGAAAGCCGCCGCATGTTACAGCACTTTGAGAAGCAACGTAGTTAGTCTGGTGGAATGGATTCGGAGTTTTACTAGCATGCCCGATGTGTTTATGTTCTGAAGTTGTTACTAGGGACATCATTCTTTCCTTTAAAAGTGAGAATGGCCCGAAGGCCATTCCCATAATACTATTTATGCTGCAGCAGATTCTAAGAACCGCTCCTTTGCTAGTATATATTCTTTTACAAGACCTGATCTTACAACATCTTCTGGCGTAAACATAACAGTCTCAAACGAATTGATTCTCTTAAGTACACCTAAGAATTGCGCAAGACCAGAGACGTCTGCTTTGTTGCGTGATATTGAAAGGTCGTTTTGCATCGTGTCACCGCAGAAAATAATCTTTGATCCTTCGCCTGTGCGGGTAATGATAGTATCGAGTTCGTGGTATGTCATTGACTGGCATTCGTCTACGATAATAATTGCGTTATCGAATGTTAGTCCTCGTACAAATGAAGACGTCATAAACTCAATCATGCCTTTTTGTTCTAGAATCTTATACGCATCTTTGCGACCAAATAGATCGTTAATGATGTCCGAATAAGGAACACTATACAAAGCTTCTTTTTCAGCTTTACTTCCTGGCATAAACCCTTGCTCTCGAGTTTGTACTGCTGATCTAATTATGATGATTTTTTCGTATCCACCCTTTTTCATCACATCTTGTAGTGCTAGATATACTGCACACATTGTCTTACCTGTACCTGCGGTTCCGATAGCTGCTATGTTGTATCCTTCTTTGTACGATTCAAACATATCGGATTGAGTTCTAGTCATTGGTCGTATCTCTCGCATTCCAAAATTTGCATTCAGAATAGTGACCATATGTTCTTGATCTCTTTCTTGTCGTTGCTTTTCTCTACGAGATAACCTACGTTGCTTAGCTGCCATTGATAACTCTCCTTTGGTGTACTACCAAGTGTTGATGGTGTTTTTCGCGCCGTCCTTTTTTCGTGAACTTGGATGGTGCGCCTTTACGTTTTTGAGAACATCACGAAAACCTTCGTCGGGTTTAATTCGACCAAGGCGATGACTGTCACCAATAGATGGTGCAGACACAATTAGTTGTTTCATGTGGGGATTTTCGAGCTTGAAATTGTCAAGTTCTGAGATTCGCATTGAGATTTCAACGCGTGATTCTTTGTCTAGCGGGTCGTTAGTAACATTTGTATCTTGAAATGTATAAATGGGCATACATTCTCCTTTGTTATAATATAAAAAAAGCCAACCTATAATACAAGGTCAGCTTTCAAGTTAAAAGATGATGTAACTGCATTATAACTTTATTTATAATGCGAGCCTGCCGTCCACTGGTTAATTCCCAGTAATAATTCCGTATATTTCTTTCCAACTCTTTGCACGTTGTACTGTGCATTCTTGATTGAAAGTGTGATCTACAAGGATTGATTCTAAACCTAGTTCAATACCAAGTTCAGCATTCTCTGCTTTGTCTTCAATCCAAAAACAACCACTATCACGATATTGTTCAAGCGCTTCATCTTTATCAGCGCCTGTATCAAGATACACATAACTTTCAAATACGGTTGGACCAAACATTTCAATGAGGTTTTTAGTACGAAGATGTCCTGCATAAGTATCTAAGCTTAGAGAACTAATTACGCGGAAAACATAACCATGGTCTTCGTGCAATTTACGAACGTATTTAATTGCATCACGCAAAGGAGGTAGTTTACGAATACCAGCTGATTCATTAAACATGCGTACAACACGTTCTTTATCAACTTTATCTAAACCATATCGGATACTAATATCGTACTCGTCATCGGTACCACTCATTTGTTCGTAATTGTGGCGTTCCATCCACTGTGTAAATGCGTAGATCCAATCAAGCAATACGCCGTCAACATCTACTAAGATCACTTTGTCACTAATATTCATCATATATTCTTTCTTCTCATTTCATATCTATAAAAAAGGAGACTGAATTAACAGCCTCCTTATAACTTAAGCAAACAAACGTTTTGCTTGAGCGCCATCACACTTGTACATTTTACCATCTGCCTTTGAGTAAACAAAAGGGTACTTGTAAGAACGGCTGTTGTACTTAACCAATTGATCACCTTTAGCATTCTTGAAATTAGTAATACCAGCGCTTTTAGCAGCGGAGATAAGCATCGTGTCAGTCATAGTAACTGCACCTTTAACTTTAGCGCTTACCTTGATATTAACTTCTGCACTTGAGAAGCTCATGTTTCCAACTTCAATTTCTAGATTTGCTTTAACTGCGTACTTGTTCATTACTTCTTGCATTTCAGCGCGAAGAGCTTTAAGAGTAACTTTGTCAAATTGTGCGAACTTAGTCATGATGTAATCCTTTGGTTTGTGTTTGTAAGACTATTATAACCTATTCTAAAACCTTTGTCAACCATTAATTTGATTTAATTTCAAGTTTTTTTACTAGATTATGTTAATCCCTTTCCTCATTTCTTATATCTATTATAATACAAACCAAAGGTAGTGTCAACAGTTAATTCACTTTAATTGCAAGTTTTTTAGTCTTTTTTGCGCTTAATATTCATATCTTCGTCAAACCATCGATCAGAGAACTTGTGCTTCCTAGATTCATCCCGCTGGCGCTTCTTTTTCTCTTTACTCTTGCCGCGGTTGTCGTCGTCAGAACCCCACTCATCGTCTTCATATCGTTCGCGAAACTTCTTGATTTTGTCGCCCATTCTAGTACCCTTATTACTCTACAATTAGATCTGGAAATGCTTCTTTAATAGTCGCCATAGATAACCCTTTGAAAGGCTTCTTAGTAATCATTTGGCAGAGAGTTTCTGCGTCATCATTATCTACGTCTTCTAACAAGCTGATAAACAGTTGTTCACGTTTGATTTGATTCAAGTTGTCATACCCGCCGCCTTTAACAAAAATCTTTAGACGACGAGCTTCTGTATAAAGCAATGCTTTTGCTTCGTCTTCGTACTGATTCTTTTCCCACGGTGGTGGAGTATTTGGAATCAAAAACTCAATACTCTTATCATATGTATACTTTAGCACAACTCTAAGAGAAGGTGTGTCATTTGTTCTAAGAAAATCAACTTTATCAGCGGCTGATTTCTTAGAAGCTGCACCTGTGATAATTTCGGTAATGGAAATTCGTACTGCCATTTTAAAAGTCCTGTATATCTGTAATTAGATGCTTGAGTTTGTTCTTAACAAAGTAGTTAAATAGTTGCCCACGACCTACAGTGTTTTCTACGTTATATTCTGCTTTGATTAGATCTTGGTATTTCTGAGGAATCTCTTTAAGATCAATCATCATTTTGTTACGATGGAATCTGCGTAGAGTTTCTTCATCCATAGCTTCAGGACCTTGCTTGTACAACGCTAGACGCTTTTGAGTCATTGCCTTTTGACGTTCGCCAATAGCTAAACAGTTATCTGGAGAAAGAATGTTTGGTACACCATCGCCTGTATCACCTTTTAGAATATGCTCTTGAAGATATAAATCTGCACGATCATCACGCAACCAACGCTTACGAATAGGATCATATTGGTCGATGTTTGCATATGTTTGTAATTGAATGAAGTCTTTGTCAGCTGAAAGAACAAGCATTTTTTCAGCACCCATATTTAGCTCAGTGCCTTCTTGGTGACAAATCGTACCAATAATATCATCAGCCTCACAACGATCAATATGAATTACCTTATAAGGAAAGAATTCACGTAGCTCATCACGAAGGTTGTTCATAATACCGAACAGTGCATTCCAATCTAAGCCTGATGTATCGCGAGATTTTTTACGATTAGCTTTATAATATGGATATGCTTCTTTGCGCCACGTATTTTTGCCATCAGCACAGATAATGATTTCGCCATATTCTGCTGAGAACTTTTTACGATTGGATCTAATTGAATTAAGGAACATATGACGGATGATATTCTCATCAGCCGCTACGTCAGTGTGATTGCCTATACTTGCAAAAAGCGAAGCTAGGATAACTTGGTTGTAATCTACTAAGATTGCCATGATTTAATTTCTCATTATTTGTTTAACCTACATGATCTATAATAAACCATGTAGGCTATAATGTCAACAGTTATTTTTAATCGATTGCGGATTGCCTAAGGAGTTTAGTCCATAGGTTAGAAAACGTATTAATGTCGTTGGGAACAAGGCCAAAGCGATCAGATCGAGTGAATCGGTTGATAAACGCAGGATCATTCTTCTGGTGTTCTAAGACACTTTTACTAATTGCGTAAGCTAGATTAGCATGCTTGGTTGGATTTTCATCGTAATCATACATGATTGTAGCACTAGCTGCTGTTTCTGGTAAAGCACCGTAGTTAGGGTGAATACATACAAGACCGCTTTTAATTGCTTCAATTAGTGCGATACAAGATGTTTCTTGCCAGATACTTGGATACAAAAAGATGTGCGCGTTATCTAAGGCTTTTAGTACTTCATCGTTTGATACTGATCCATGATAAGTCATCTTGGGATGATTATTGATCTGAGTAAACAAGTCTTTGTATGGTTCATCGCGCTGAGACCATCCATAGATAGCAAAAGATGAATACACATCAAGATGAATATTTGGATACTCTTTTGATAGCGCATCAAAGATTGGAACTAAAAGCTCTAGACCACGATGTGGTGTTGTGTGATAGATGAATCGAACCGTTTCAGTATTCTTCTCTTCTGCTTCATAACGCTTTTCAATAGCATTTGGAATAACAGAACACATAGAATAAGGAATATCAAAGAGCGTAATATATGAATCACGCTGCCAAGCACTTACAAAAACAAAGTGATCAAATTTATCGTATCCACCATCTAACAAGATTTGGTTTTCAGGATCGTGCGCTAGGTCGTGGCAATACATGATATTTTTAACATCTGTGGGAATATCCCTTGGACGTGAAAAGTGAATTGCATATGGCTCTAGTAATTCTTTTGCAACGTTATCGATTAGACGCTTTCGCATCATTTCCGTACCGCCCATAGAATTTGTAGATAGTTCAGTCTCAACAACTGCCCCTTTATAAATCATGCTCATTTATTGCTCCGTTTGATAAGCTGTAACAGATTCCCAACGGAATGAACGCCAGCCTGCAGCTTTAACGTCATATACCGGAAGTACGTCTGGATTAGGTTTCTTTACTTTCTTTTCAACACCTTCTACGTCTTCAGTTTCATCAACTGCAGGCAGAAGATTACGATTCAAGGTACAAGACATAACGCGCTCTTCGCCATTTACTTTAGTAAACGTAACTTGAACAACACCAGCTTGTAGTGCTTCTTTGACTTCTTGTTGATTAATCATTATATAACTCCTAGTTTCACGTT